CACCAGGCGTATCGTTTATGATGCAACCGATGTATGATGATTTACTTCGTTTACAAGCAATTGAATTTAATGACCAAATTCGTAAATCACAATACTCATTCCAATTAGTTAATAATCGTATTAAGATTTTCCCATTACCAACATCAACTGATACTGGAACAAAAGTGTACTTTGAATATACACGAAATAGTGAAGGTAATAATCCTGCAATGGCATCAAATGTTGTTAGTGATTTATCAAACGCTCCGTTCTTGAGATTGTTATATTCAGATATTAACGCTGCTGGTAGACAATGGATTACTAAATACACATTAGCATTGGCTAAAGAAATGTTGGGTGCTGTTAGAGCTAAATTCTCCGCTATTCCAATTCCTGGGGCTGATGTTACTTTAGATGGTGCTGATTTAAGAGGTGAGGCTTCTACTGAAAAAGAAAATCTATTAACGGAGTTAAAAGAAACTTTGGAAGCCGTTTCAAAAAGAGCATTAATGGAAGCAAAACGTGATGAGGCTGAATTTTTAGAATCAACACTTGCTAGAGTTCCAAGAGCAATTTATATAGGATAACCAATGGCATTATTCAGCGGTCAAAGAGACATGAGTTTGTTTAGAACGCTAAACAAAGAACTTATCAATGATATTATTGATACGGAAGTGTATTACTATAAACTTGTGATATCTGACACCAATGTAAATGTATATGGTGAGGGTAAAGATAAAGTTTATTACAATCCTGTAAAAGTTCCATGTTTGATTGAGTATAATACCATCGACCAAGTTTCGGATGATTTTGGTCAGTCATATACAAGAACAGCAATATTTAAGTTCTTGAAAGACACATTAAAGGATGATAAAGACATTTATCCTGAAGTTGGTGATATTGTAGATTGGATGGGTGAGTATTTTCAAATCGATTCAATCAATGAAGCTCAATTCTTTGCTGGTAAAAATCCAGACCATTGGGATGGTGGTGAAATTCAAGGTTATTCAGTATCACTTATATGTGATGCTCACGTTACACGACACACTACACTAAATTTGGTAGAAACTCGATTTGGTAATTCAAATTCAAATTCTAACACTATACCGATGGGATTATAATGGCTACAAAATTTAGAACATCAGACCCAAACAAACCGAATCTGAATCAGACTCAATCTTCTACAAGTTTAGACCCTAAATTAAATAAGGCAAATCAAACTCGTAGAGATAATGATGATTTAAAAAACGTATCGGTTGGTATTTACGATATTGACCTTGCGTTCAAGTCTTTTTTAGAATTAGATGTTAAACCTTTGGTAGAAGATGGTGGTAGATTTATACCAGTACCTGTTATGTATGCTTCTCCTGAAAAATGGGCAAGTGCTCAACGTGATGGTTTCATGAGAGATGATAATGGGATGATTTTAACACCCGTGATTTCATTCAAACGAAATAACTTATCAATAAACACGGAATTGTCAAAATTAAAAGTTGCTAATTCTGAAGATGCTGAACAAATGTTCGAACGTAAATATACACGAGCCAATAGATATGACCAATTCTCAATCTTGACAGGACAACAACCTGTAAAAGAATATGTGGCTGTTGCTAGACCTGATTATGTCAATTTAGAGTATGAGGTTGTGGTTTGGTGTGATTACATGGAACAAGTAAATAAAATAGTAGAACAAATAATCTATTTCCAAGGACAATCTTTTGGTGAGAGATATAAATTTGTAATCAAAGGTGATTCGTATTCATTTGAGACTATGGCCGAGATGAGTCAAGATAGAATTTCAAAGGCAACTATAGGATTGACCGCAAAAGCGTATATTGTGCCAGAATATAAGGGTACAACGCCAAATACAAAAAGAAGATTTTCAGTTGGAAAGATTTCTTGGGGTGAAAACCCAAAATTAGGTGGTGATGTCTAAAAATTAGATATTTATATAGTAAACTAACAATATTATGGAAGAAAAAACAGTTATTCAATTTACACAAGAAGAGTCTGACAAGGTTCAAGCTCTTCAAGAACAAGTTTTGTTTACTACAACAAAAATGGGTGAGATAGAACTCGAAATTTATCAGTTAGAACAAATCTTTGAAACTTTAAAATCACAAAAGTCTACATTGTATGGTGAATACTTACAATTAATGAAGACACAAGATGAAATTTCTAAAGCATTAAAAGAAAAATATGGAGAGGGTGAGTACGATATAAGTACAAATACCTTTGTTCCTAAAAAATAACTATCTCGTTTCCCTAATTTTTTGTGTATTTATTATTAAGGAAAACCAAAATTAGAATATTAGGAGAAAAATAATGGCTGAAAGAATTGTAAGTCCTGGTGTATTCACAAGAGAAAAAGACCTTTCGTTCTTACCTGCGGGTATTGCTGAGATAGGTGGAGCTCTTATAGGACAAACTATAAAGGGACCTGCTTTCGTACCAACGAAGGTTGAGTCTTTCAATGAATTCCAACAAAAGTTTGGAGGATTGACTGAAGATTCATACCTCCCGTATACCGCACAATCATATTTAGAAGACGCTTCTAATGCTACTATCGTTAGGGTATTAGGTGCTGAAGGATACACTGCTAAACCAATTGCTTTAGTAGTTTCATCTTCAGCTGGTGTAAAGGTTGCTGCTGTACTTCACCCAACTACAACCACAAATGGTGGTGACTTTGATTTATCAAGTGTTGATGCTGCTGCAAGTGCATCTGCTTTTGTTTTGACATTGACTGGTAGTTTGGTTAGTTCAACTGCTACTTCAGCTTCTATGAATCCGACCTCGGATAACTACTTTACAAAACTTTATGGATTCGCTCCAAAGTCATCTAAAGTTGCTTACACTTACTTAAACTTCTCAACATTCCAGTCACAATCATTTGCTACTGGTGAGAACGCAAAAGTATCAGTTGTACAATTCGACACCGATTACACTAAAGCTTACTCCGAAGCATCTACTCCTTATATCGTTTCTCAAAAAGTTGGTGGTGTAGCTACTAACTTATTTAAGTTCCATACATTATCACATGGTAATGCTACAAACTACGAATTCAAAATTGGTATCCGTGACATCAAACCTGCTTCTGAAGTTCCAGGTTCTGAATTCGGTACATTTACTGTTCAAGTTCGTAGAGTAGATACTTCTAAAATTCCTTACTCTATATTTGGTCAAAATGTTCAAGATACTGATACCAGACCTAACATCGTAGAAGAATTTACAAATGTAAACCTTGACCCTAACTCTCCAAACTATATTGCACGAGTTATTGGTGATAGATACACTACTGTGGAATCTACAGGTAAATTGGTATTCAATGGTGATTATCCAAACATTTCAACTCACATCCGTGTAGAAGTTGCTGATGATGTTAAAAATGGTGCTGTAGATTCTACATTAGTTCCATTTGGATTCGCTGCTGTAACTTCACCACTTCATAGTGGATATAACTTACCAGAACCAACTTATGTAACTACTCAATCTTTGGATGATGTTTATAACTCTAAAGTGTTCTTTGGTTATTCATATGATTTCACATCTACTGATAACTTGAACTTCTTGAACCCAACACCAGATGCTAATACTGAAGTAGTTGGTAACGCATTTGATTTGGCTACTTGTCAGTCTGGTTCTTCAACTGTATCATTGACTACAAGTAATATTGATTACAAAAAGTTCATCGTACCTTTCCAAGGTGGTTTTGATGGATGGGAGCCGAACCGAGTAATTTACACCGGAAACAATATTGTTGCTGGTAACACTCAAGGTTTAGATTGTTCATCTGCTACTGCTAGTGGTACTGTTGCTTTAAGAAAAGCTATCAACGCAATTTCTAACCCTGATGAATTCGACATCAACATGGTTGTGATTCCAGGTTTGTTACATAGATTACACTCTTCAGTTACTACATACGCTAAAGATATGTGTGAAGATAGACAAGATTGTTTCTACGTTATGGATACTGCTGGATATGGTGATTCAATCGCTACTGCTGTAAACACATTGACATCATTTGACTCTAACTATGTTGCTACTTACCACCCTTGGGTTAAAATCCTTGATACTGATAAGAATAAGCCAGTCTGGGTTCCACCAAGTGTTGTTCTTCCTGGTGTAATTGCTTTCAATGATTCGGTTGGTGCTGAATGGTACGCTCCCGCAGGTTTGAATCGTGGTGGTTTGACTAACGTTATTGAGGTTAAGACTCGATTGACACATGATGAAAGAGATTCGTTATATGAAGGTCGTATCAACCCAATCGCTACATTCCCTGGACAAGGTGCTACTGTATTTGGTCAAAAGACCTTACAAGCTAAACCATCTGCTCTTGATAGAATCAATGTTCGTAGATTATTAATCGCTGTTAAGAAGTACATTGCTTCTTCTACAAGATACTTGGTATTCGAACAAAATACCGCTGCTACAAGAAACCGCTTCTTGTCAATCGTAAACCCATACTTGGAATCAATCCAACAAAGAAATGGTCTTTACGCTTTCAAAGTGGTGATGGACGATACCAATAACACACCAGATGTTATCGATAGAAACATTATGGTAGGTGAAATTTACTTACAACCTACAAAGACTGCTGAATTCATCGTTCTTGATTTCAACATTCTTCCTACTGGCGCAGCTTTTCCAGGGGCATAATTTTAAGATAACACTATTTATTAGAAAGAATTAGGAGAAATATAAATGGCAAATTTGTTAGACCCAAATGAAATAATGTTCACCAACTTTGAACCTAAAATGTCAAATAGGTTCATCATGTACATCGAGGGAATCCCTGCGTACTTGGTGAAAACAGCCGCCAGACCTGAAATTCAGAATGGTAAAATTACAATTGACCATATCAACACTCGTAGATATATCAAAGGTCGTTCAGAGTGGCAAGATTTGTCAGTTACTCTTTATGACCCCGTAGTTCCATCTGCTGCTCAAGCGGTTATGGAGTGGGTTCGTCTGCACCATGAGTCTGTAACTGGTCGTGATGGCTATGCTGATTTTTATAAAAAAGATATTACATTTAACTCGTTAGGGC